GGGAAAACCATGGAAGATATGAATCCGGAAGCATTGGCAGAGTATAAGAAACATCCGGTATATGGATATACTTCTGTAAAAGATGAGGAATGGATTTCAGATGAAGTAAAAAAAATCATCCTGTATCACCATGAGAGACTGGACGGATCCGGATTTCCGCTTCGACTCAAAGAAGCGGAGATTCCCCTTTCCTGTCAGATTGTACGGAGGTGTCATCTTTGCAAGGATTTCACCGCCTACCATCAACAGACCGTTGATTCTATCCCAACGGTTGCCCCACCATTTTTCAATGTAGAACACTTTGACCTCATGAGTTGTGTCGTTATATCCGAAAAACTGTCCTTTGTCCTTGAGTGTTCCGGTCGCAAGGTGCCCGTAATTCTGTGACGCATTATCAACATATCCGGATGTCTGACCCTGTCCGAATGCAGTCTGTGAATTGTCTGTCTTTGACATAATCTTGAGCATACAATTCAACAGGTTTCGTTTGCTCCATGAGCCGATATTCCATCCCGCACCGTTTGCCTTTGCCCTTGCAATCTCTGTTGATGTGTTTGTGTTATACATGAGTGCCTGTCCTGCAAGTGAGCGGATGCGTGTTCCGTCATACGAACCGCCGAACATCGGGAAATAGAGTTTGTCTGCATGTGAGCCGTCCTCTCTGACATATGCGTCATCGTTGTATGATTCATCGTACTGGACGTTTGAAATAATCATGTACTCATAATTTCCGACCTCAAACTGTGAGAGCCAAATCTTGCCCTTGTCACCGCTGCCATCGAATACGCTCATTGCATTTCCTCCGTATGCCGTGTTTGAGACATCGGATGCCGTTTTTCCGTCTGCTTTCTTTGTGTGGTCGTTCGGGTCGAGTTTATAATCTTCTGTACCGTCATATTTGACCATTGCCGGATAGTTGTTCTTTACAAAAAAGACGTTTCCCCAATCCCCGAAATCGAACCGTCCGGCAGAATAATTCATCGCAGCGGGTGTCATTCCCACCGCATCGAAAAGATATGTGCATCGTGTTGCCGGATTGCTGTCATTTTTGTTGATTTTCATTCCGTAACGCTTTGCACCCTTTATTCTTACATCTTCCCCGACTGCTGCCAATATAGCGTTTGTATTTGCATATGTGCGGTCGAGTGTGTCTTTGTCTGCTACTTTTGTGATAATATCTCCACTTGCCATTTTTAAGCCTCCCTTACAACAATATTTCCGTCGGTCATTCCTAACTTGCACGCTTTGCCCGTCGCAGAATCAATCATCACATTCATTCCGGCTGCTATACCGTCACACGCTTTCGCTGCCTGTTCTGCCTTGTTTGCTGCCGATTCTGCTTTTTTGACCGCTGTGTTTACTTTTTCATCCATTTCAGTTTGCGATTCCGCATCTTTCATTTGTGATGCTATCACATAGCCGTAACCCGCCAATTTGTAGTAATCTTTTCCTTGTTTTGATTTCACTTTTGTTGTTTCGACTATCAGACTTTCTCCATATTGGATTGAACCGCACAACCTGCTATCTGCATCCGGTTCACTTCTGATTTTTAGCGTGCCTTTGAAAATAGATGTTACTTTCTTGTAAGTCATGCTTACGCCTCCCTTATCGTCAAAATTCCATCCTCAACCGTGAGGACACATGATTTCTTTGTGACGATGTCAACCATAGTGTTGAGGCCGTCCACAATGCCTTGACACGCTTTTGCTGCTGCACTAGCTGTCGACGCTGCATTGTTTGCCGTTGTTGCTGCACCGTTTGCACTATTCGTCGCCTCTGTCATGTTCTTGCTAAAATTGTTCACGGTGTTCATATATCCCTGTGTCAATGTCAGTATTTCCTCATAACGGGCATTGTTGACGATAATCGGCAGGTCAAAGAATTTCTTTTTACCATCTCCCTGTCTGATTTGATAATGACCGGATGTGTCAATCTCAACTCCGATTTCTCTTTCCTTAAGAATCAGAGTGCCCTCAACTGCTTTCCAGTCTGCCGTTGTTCCGGTGCATGGTCTGATTGCTGCCATTGTTCAACCTCCTTTGCTCCGTGATTATGGAATATATCACACAATCACTCCTTTGTGTTCGTTTCGCCGTCTGTTTCCAGTATCATGGAATTATACTGCTAATTGTCGGGAGGTCGGCGTTCCTCCGTCAAAATCAACGCCCTCATTCGCATTTCTGACCTGTGGCGTTGCTCCGTCAATGAATACCGGTGTCACCGTTCGCAGATATGGTGTTTCTCCGTCACAATCAAGATACATGCTCGAATATAACGCCTCTGCACGGTTGAAATAGTTCTGCACGCTCTCAAGGATTTTCTCTGCTGATGCAAGCAGTGAATTTTGAATCGTGTCATCAATATCCTTTTTGTCCTGTTCAACCTGTTTCTTTGCCTCTGCAACTGCTGTCTGCATCTGTGACACATCCTGTCGAATCTGTGTCGCCGTGTTCAATGTCGCCTCAAGCTGCTCTTGATTCTGCAATGCGTCCTCTGCCCGCTCTGTGACCTCTTTGCAGGCTGTTGTCGCCCTCTTGGATTCATCCGTTGCATCGTTCGTATTCTTGACCGCCTGTGAGGTGTCCTGCTGCCTCTGCTGCTCCTGTTGGATGCGGGTGTTCTCATTTTCCTGTCGCTTATTTTCTGCCGTCTCCCTTGCGGATTCTGCTTTCACTCTCGCATTCTCTGCGGTCACTCTTGCCTGTTCCGTTTTCTTGACTGCCTCATTTGTGCTGTCAATACTCTCAAAGTGACCCTTGACACGATTCTCAAGTTCTGTGAACTCATTCGCTGATAGAATCGCATTGTCGTTCCTCTGTGACGGTTCAATCTCCATTGTAAACGATGCGGATGTGATAACCTGTGAATTGTCATTCGTCCGGATTTCAATGTCGCAATACGCCGTTCCGGAGGCTGCAAGTGCTTGATTTGTCAATTCGACTGTCACATCCGAACCGGAATATGAACATGTGTTATATACATGTTTTCCGTCCGGTTTTGCAATGTTGATGACTGCTCTTGCCCCTGTCGGGATTGTGTACGGTTCGCCGTTGTTGAGCAACCTTGCAATGATGAATCGTGTTGCCTTGTCTCCCTGCTTTGCTGATACTAAATATCTTTTAGTGTCCCCGGACATCTCAAGATTGACGTTCGTCGTCAATTTCGTCAGCGCTGCCATGCTCTCACCTCCTCTCGGTGTTTATTGTTTATTCTTCCGGATTCCTTACTCAGAAAGTGTCTCGTTTACACTGTTCTGTGCGAACAGTTCAAGCGTATCGACTGCTTTGAGTACTGAGTCATCAACTATTACTCTGTTCAGTTTTGCGTTCGCCATTGTAACTTTTCCGATTTCATTGATGACATCATACGTTATGGCCATTCGCTTAACTGAGCCATCTGTTGCTGTTGCTATTGCCTTAATGTTAATCATGTTATTAATTCCTCGCTTTCTCATTAATCTAATTGATATAGTAAAGTATTAAGATACTCTGATACATCATATATATTGTCTGTGTCGTCCTGTTCTAGTGTATATTCTTCAAGTCTTAGATTTTCATAGTCTCTTTGGATAGATTTTATTTCCCATGCAAATTTTAAATTTTTTGTTCCCTCTACAACAAAATACGATGGTGTGCGCTCTGACACGTAGCAATCGCCAGCGCCATATTTAGTAAGAAAAACATCATACCGATATTCTAAATCAATCGTTTGTGAAAATTTTTCATCTATAAAAATTAAACATTTTCCAGTATCGTCTATTTGAGCAGCTCCGACATCTCCAAACATAGGGCTTGGTGTTTCATAACAGTATAGAAGCCTATCGTTGTAGTCTGAAGTATTAACTATACGGTTTTTTGTTCCTGTGCAGCTTAAACCGGTCGCTGTTATGTTCGTGTATTCAGTGCTGCTTTTTTTTATTTGCAGATTTCCAAAGCCTAAGCTACTAGCGGGGTAATTATCACCATTTTCATACCTGCAATTAATAAAGCCCACATCTCCGTTGCCTATCGTGATTGTCTTTGCCCCGAGCGAATTATAGCCGTACAAATTTGCTTTATGAAGTGTAAAGCCCCTTTTCCCGTCGCTGTCTCTGATTTCAAATTTCGCCTCGTTACCTTCTTGTTTAATAAAAACTTTTCCATTTTGTATATTGATATTATTACATGTTAGTTCGCCTTTTTCTGTCATTTCAGAATTGTCACTTTTCCATGATATTTTTTCGGCTTGGCACCTTATGGACTCTGCGCTTTGCTCTATTTGGGATGTGACTTCATCGGCCGTTACCTTGCTCTTTATAGCGTTTGCATTTAGTTCTATTGCAGCATTAGCCACTTTTTTATAGTTTTCGAGATTTGTGTTTGCATTGCTCTCTGCCTGTGCTGCTGCATCCTGTGCCGTCTTTGACACTCCTATATTGATTTCGTCTTTCGCTGCCGTAATATGTGATTCAACATCTGTTTTTGTATAATATCCATCCTGCAACACCTTTTTCGTGTTGTTGTTTGCGATTGAGATTGCTTCCTCGGTTGCTGCTGCCGTCTCCTCTTTCTGAATCTCTGCAAATGTCTTTCTCGCATTGGAAATCTCAACCGTGTTCTTTTTCGGTGTCTCCGGATATTCTCTTATTTTGACAATCCTCTGTTTTTCTTTCGTTCGGGTTTTCTTTGATACAAGTGTGACCGTGTCTCCGATTCCATATGAAAGAATGTCTTTGTATTCCTCTGACGCATTCGCAAGGTCGACCACCTCCGCAGTATATGCCTTGTATGGTCTTGACATCTCCTCAATCTTTGCCGTTGCATCCTTAATCAGACTTGTGGTGTTGGTATATCTTTCGTCTTTCCAAACATACGCCTTGATTTTGGAACTGTACTGAAAATTGTCGATGTAATCTTTTCCGGTCAACCATTTCGGCGTGATGCCGTCTTTGCCTATTGGATAGATTCTTGTGTAAAAATCATAGGTGTCCGACTTCAAAGATATTTTCCGGAGGTTTAATCCCTCCATGAAATAACACCCTTTATCACTTCCTATCCTGTCATAGATGTCAACAGTCTTTGTCAGTGAATGAATGATGCACTCGCAACGGTATGTCGTGAGACACTTTTGCAGGACATCCCATGCCGTGACATGCTCCTGCTCGTCAATGGTTCTTTTCTTTGTGACTGTGCATGTTCCGACATGCCACCCCGTACCCTCGAACGCAAACTCAAGACACGCTTTGATTGTCTGTTCATCCGATTCAAACCCATACGGGAACGCCGTTCCCTCCAATTCCTCCACATTGAGGACGGCGGTGTATTTGTTGAACTGTTTCCCTTTTTCGACTGCTTTGAGAACAAATTCGTCCGTTTTAGTGCGTATATAATATTCTTCTTTTAGCAGGTCGACCAACGCTCCCGTTGCCGGATAGCTGAACGACAACTCTTTGTCTCCGGAATCCAATGTGGTGGTGATTTCTCTGTTTTTGAATCCGGACAATGTTCCGATTCTTTTCTTTTTGTCATCAAATATCTGCAATGCTCTCACCTCCTAAATCCACATAGGCGTGTATCTGATTGTCACTCTTGCCTTTGTATCGGAGAATTTGAGTGCTGTTTCTCCGGTCTTTAGCACCGGAAAAGTCCACATATTCACTTTATCAAACGCATTCGCTCCGTCGATTGTCACAAGTCCTGTCTTTGCATCTATCACAACCGTTTTTCCTGCTGCTAAACTCTCAACGATGATGTCGTCGTCTCCCAGTCCTGCGATTGTGTAATTTGTCAAGGTATTCTTTGCATATACCTCTACAACGCACGGAGCATCTCTTGTACCCACTTTATAGAACGATGCAGAGGTTTTCCCGTCGAATGTGATTGAGAGGTCGTCGTCGACGAAAAAACCGTCAAATTCAAGGTTTACAATGTACCTCTGTTTCACATTCTTTTTTTTATAGTCATTTGATGTGATGAATCCGATATATGTTCCTTTGTAGCCGTCAAGTTCCATCTTGCAAGCCTTTGTGAAATTGCTCATGAACTCCGATGCCGCACGGATGATGTTGTTCCTGTCCTTACCCTTGAAATATATTGACAGTTTCAAATGTCCCATCTGAACCTCTGTCTCAAATTCCGTCGGCAGCGCTGCACCCGTCAACCATTTATATGAATTAGAAAAAGAGGGAGGCTGCACATCGGCGGTCAACTGCTTTGCATCATATTTTCTGATGTCTATTCCGTTTATTTTCATTACCCTGTTTTACCTCCCTTTTCGTTTATTTGTTACCATTTCCGCATCTACCTTTGACACGGTTCTGCTTGCGATTTCGTCGCCGTCAATGTATGTGTGATTTGTCACATATACAACTTGCGATTTCTGAACTGCATCAAGTTTCTTGTCAAGGATGCGGTTTAATTTGTTGTAAAACTCTGCAAGTGGCAAGATTGCCTCGTCACCCGCCTCGCCTCCTACCATGAGGCTGTTGCCGTTGATTCCGAACACGGTCGGATTGGTCATGATACCGCCGGATTTATACCACCGGATTGAGAACGACGGGAGTGAACCCTTTCCTCCGATACCAAAAGGTGCAACGCCTCCTCTTACGCTGATGTGAGGCAGATTCAAATGTGGCAATGACCACTTAAAATTGAATGCTCCTTTTATTTTTCCTAACACACTATTGACCGTTGAATGTGCGGATTCAAGTTTTGATGAAAACGCTGATTTTATCCCGTCAAGTGCTGATGATGCAGACGATTTTGCATTCGCTAATTTTGAGGAGAACGCCGATTTGATGTTGTCGAGTTTACCGCCTGTCAGAGTGTTCGCCGTACTCATGAGAGAGTTCATTGTGTCCTTTACGCCTGTGAACGTAGCAGACACGATTCCCTTGATTCCCCCGCCTTTTTCACTGTATGCGGATTTCATATTATTGAGTTTCGTTGAAACATTGGACTTTGCCGTCTCCATGAGTGAGGTTGCCTTGTCCTTTATGTTCGTGAAATCCGTCGACCATTTCGTTTTTATCTCCGAAACTTTTGAGGAAAATCCGGATTTGATTTCCGTCAATTTATTCGATGCGTTGGTTTTCCATTCCGTCATTTTTGTGGTGACGGTGGTTTTCATATTCTCCCAACCCTCGGAAACCTTTGTTTTGATTTCCGATGTCTTTTCAGAGAATTTTGATTTGATTTCAGAAAGTTTCCCTCCGGATAAATTATCAACGAATGTGAATCCTGCTGAATAATATCCTTTGATTCCCTCCCATCCGGCAGCAACAACGCCCTTGATACCGCCTCCGTTTTCTTCATAGGCGGTTTTCATGTTCCCCAGTTTTTCCTTTGCCGTTTCGGTCGCTGCCGACATGACATTGTGAACCGTGTCCTTTACGCCGTTGAATACTTTCGATGCAGCTTGTCCTATTGTGCTATTTTTTATGTTGTCACCGATTTCCTTGACCTTATTCGTGACCGCCTCTTTCGCTTTCGTGAATGCTCCCGTGATGGTCTCTTTGATTGCATTGAATTTTTCCTTTATATGCGACCACAATTTTGTCACGGCCCGCTTTCATG